CGCAGGAATTTAATATGCCAATAGAAAAAGGTTTATACGCAGCCCCCCTGGGGATTTCTGAGATTAACAACGAGGAAATGCCTGAGTTAGAAATTGAGATTGAAGACCCCGAGTCAGTCGAGATTGGTATTGACGGCATGCCAATTTTGCGTATAGAAAAAACCGAAGACGAAGATGAGTTTGATGAAAACTTAGCTGAGCATTTAAGTGATAACCAATTACAAGAAATATCAAGTGATTTAATTGGCGATTTTGATGACGACGTTAGTAGTCGAAAAGACTGGATGCAGACCTATGTAGATGGCCTGCAACTCCTAGGTATGAAAATTGAAGAGCGTATGGAGCCTTGGCCCGGCGCTTGTGGTGTATACCACCCTATACTAAGTGAGACCCTTGTTAAGTTCCAATCAGAAACAATTATGGAGATCTTCCCTGCGCAAGGTCCCGTTAAAACCCAAGTAATTGGAAAAGAAACTCCAGGGAAAAAAGAAGCTGCTGAGCGTGTTCAAGAAGATATGAACTATCAGTTAACAGAGAAGATGGAAGAGTTCCGTCCTGAGACCGAGCGTATGTTGTGGGGCTTAGGGCTTGCCGGTAATGCGTTTAAGAAGGTTTACTATGACCCAAGCTTAGAGCGCCAAGTTAGTATGTTTGTACCAGCAGAAGACCTTGTAGTTCCATATGGTGCAACTAGTTTAGAACAATCTCCTCGTGTGACACACGTCATGCGCAAGACCCCTAACGAATTAAGAAAACTACAGGTTGCAGGCTTTTGGAGAGATATAGAGCTTGGGGAACCTACTGATAGTTTTGATGAGGTAGAGAAAAAAATTGCGGAGAAGATGGGCTTTAGAGCTAGCACTGATGACCGCTATAAGATATTAGAAATGCAGGTAAATCTCGATCTAGAGGGGTACGAGGACACCGATGACAACGGAGAACCGACTGGTATAGCGCTCCCGTATATAGTTACAATGGAAAAAAGTAATGGTACTATTTTAGCGATTCGTCGTAACTGGAGACCAGAAGATGAAACTAAAAAGAAACGTAACCACTTTGTACACTACGGTTATATCCCTGGTTTTGGGTTTTATTGCTTCGGTCTTATTCATCTTATTGGGGCTTTTGCTAAATCAGGAACTTCTATACTCCGCCAACTTGTTGACGCAGGATCACTCTCAAATCTGCCTGGTGGCTTTAAGACCCGTGGGTTGCGTGCCAAAGGAGATGATACTCCAATAAGTCCAGGAGAATTCCGTGATGTTGATGTACCTTCGGGCACAATCCGAGACAACATAGTTCCGCTTCCGTATAAAGAGCCGAGCATGGTCTTGGCTGGACTGTTAGATAAGATTATTGAAGAAGGACGCCGTTTTGCGTCCGCAGCAGACCTACAAATAAGTGATATGAGCGCACAAGCGCCTGTAGGTACAACACTAGCAATTCTGGAGCGTACACTCAAAGTAATGTCCGCAGTACAAGCTCGCATCCATTATGCAATGAAACAGGAACTGAAACTGCTTCGTGACATAATCAGGGATTACACTCCAGAAACCTATGACTACGAGCCCACCGAAGGTTCTCCTCGTGCTAAACAATCTGACTACGACAACGTCGATGTAATTCCAGTCTCAGATCCAAATGCCGCAACAATGGCTCAGAAGATTGTGCAATATCAAGCGGTTTTACAACTAGCTCAAGGCGCCCCACAGATATATAACATGCCTTTCTTACATCGCCAAATGCTAACCGTACTTGGTATTAAGAATGCACAAAAGCTGGTTAAATTACCAGAAGATCAAAAACCCGAGGACCCCATCACTGAGAATCAAAACATCTTAATGATGAAGCCAGTTAAAGCGTTTTTGTATCAAGACCATCAAGCACATATCACCGTACACATGGCTGCTATGAAAGACCCCAAGATTGCGCAGTTAGTAGGACAAAACCCTCAAGCACAGGTGTTACAGTCTGCTATGTTAGCGCATATTAACGAGCACATTGCTTATGAATATCGCAAACAGATGGAAGCAGCTATGGGTATTGAGTTGCCAAGCCATCCAGACGACGAAGATGGTCAGGGCATTCCTGCAGAAATGGAAGTTCAAATATCCCAGCTTGCTGCCCAAGCCGCACAACAAATACTGCAGCGCAACACAAACGAGGTTGCCGCACAACAAGCTCAACAGGCCCAGCAAGATCCTATTATCCAGATGCAACAGCAAGAACTTCAGCTCAAAGCACAAGAAGTATCTATTAAAGAGCGCAAACTTGCCGCTGACGCAGCAGCTAAGGCCGACCAGCTTGAGATTGAGAAAGAGAGAATTACGTCTCAAGAGAGAATTGCAGGCTTACAGGCATCTATTAAAACGCAGAAAGACAACCAAGACCGACTAGCTAAACAGGAAGAGGCTGGGGCAAAACTTGGTGTTGACATGGCTAAAACATATGCGCAGATGCAGAAAGGCGAAAAACCTAACAAATGATAGAAAAGTATCTTGATCGTGTAGTCCAGCAACTAGACGAGAAAGTAGGACGGCTACAGGAAGCCGTTGGTGCGGGAAGTGCAAAAGACTTCTCTGAGTACCAGAAGATGTGTGGGGAGATTCAAGGTCTTCTTTCTGCCCGTCTATTCATAACCGACCTTAGAAAAAATATGGAGCATTCTGATGACGAATGAAATCCTTATCGGCTCAAACCCCGATAAACCAGAAGTTGTAGGCGCAGTAAGTTTTACAGCAAGTAACGAAGAAAAAGCACGACAAGTTCCAACCCCATCAGGATACAGAGTTCTCTGTGCAGTACCCGAGGTTGAAGAACAATACGAGAGCGGTTTAGTAAAAGCAGGCGAAACAATTAACTTTGAAGAGAAGCTAGCAACGGTTCTTTTTGTGGTTGAGATTGGCCCAGATTGCTACAAAGACCCCGCTAGATTCCCCACAGGCCCTTGGTGTAAAAAGGGTGATTTTGTAATCGTCAGACCAAACGCTGGCACTAGATTACTTATCCATGGCAGGGAGTTCCGAATGATTAATGATGATTCCGTAGAGGCTGTAGTACAAGATCCTCGTGGAATTAAACGTGCTTAAAGGAGTTATAAATGGCTGAAAACAAACAAGAAATGGAAGGTTTTGAGTTTCCCGATGAAGTAGAAATTAAGGGTAAACCCGTAGAAAACGATGTGGATATCGAGATTGAAATTGAAGACGATACCCCGCCAAAAGACCGGAACAAAGAAGCTATTCCGGAAGAAATGGTTAAGCAGTTTGACGCTGCCGACGACGAAGAAGACCTAGATCCTAAAGCGCAAGCTTTACGTCTAAAGCAGTATAAAAAGGTTTATCACGACGAGCGCAGAGCCAAAGAAGCTGCTTTTAGAGAACAACAAGAGGCTATTAACTTAACTAAACGGTTAATGGACGAGAACAAAAAGCTACGTGAAGCTTACAGTACAGGCGAGAAAACCTATATAGAAACGGTTCAAAACGCCGCTGACTTAGAGATTCAAGTAGCTCAACGTGCTTATAAAGAAGCTCTAGAAACCGGCGACCCAGATAGAATTGTGGAATCCCAGACTATACTAAAAGAAGCAGGGTATAAAGTTCATAATGTTAAATACTTAAAACCAAGTACTTTACAAATTTCTGAAAATGATGAACAAATGCAGGAAGTGGAGCAACAGCGTCCCAAGATTGATGCCAAAACACAGTCTTGGTTGGACCAGAATCCATGGTATGGCACTAAGAAAGCCATGTCAAGTTTTGCTGTTGGAGTACACGACGAATTAATTGACGAATACGGTAAAGATATTATCGGTTCGGATCAGTATTTTAAACGTATAGACAGAACTATGCGTGAGAAGTTTCCAGAATACTTTGGTATTTCGGAAGAAAAGGCAGAGTCAGCAGAAGAGGTCCAGAAACCTACTCCAAAAGCTAAGCCAAACACGGTTGTTGCTCCGGCTACAAGAAGTACGTCATCCAAACAGATACGTTTAAAGCAAACGCAATTACAGTTAGCTAAAAAACTTGGATTAACCCCCGAGCAATACGCCCGTGAACTTACTAAATTGGAGGCCCTAAATGGCTGAAAAAAGACTTACTCGTGAATTAGATGTCCGTGCAACTCAAGAGCGCCCTCAGCAGTGGATGCCCGCAGAGTTACTCCCAGAGCCTGACAAACAGGCTGGATATTCTTATCGATGGATTCGTGTTTCGTTACTTAATGCGCCAGACCCACGTAATATTTCAGGAAAACTACGTGAAGGTTGGGAGCC